CGCCGCCCGATGATAGTGATAGGATTTTTTAAGTGCATTTCTTTGTTTAAGATTTTTTTTGCCTGATTTGATCCGTTTGAAGCAGCTGAAAGCAGACATAAAGAAAGCCGGCTCAAGGCCGACTTCCTAGGGTCAATATGTTGACCGGGTTATGCGATGCGATCCAGAAGGTCTAACGTGTTAGCGTCCAGCGCTTCCTCTAGAATTTGTTTATCGCTAGGCTTACGCTCGACCGTCTCAACTTTCTCAGCGTCTGCCTTGATAGCCAGTCGCAAAGCGCCCGATTCAACCATAGCGGCGCGGAGCGCTTTGGCGTCAACGTCCAAGCTGGTTGCGAGCGCTTCGATATGGTCAACGCCTAGCAGGAACTCGGGACCCATTGCCCGGACGACCGCGGCGCGCTCCGGTTTCATGCTACGGGTTGTCAGGCTACCGAACTCTTTAGAGTCAGTATTGATTGTCAGGCACTTCTTACCGCTTTGCACTCGGGCGCTCTTTACCACATCGGCATACGGGTTAGCGCCTACCTTCGCACAAGCCCGGTCTAGCAGCTTGTCGGCTTCCTGTGCACAAACGACCTTTGCGAGCTTCTTATTGTCCTTACCTTGGGCGTCTTCTGGTCGCAGTAGCATAGCGGCGCGGATGTTATTCATGTGCTGCTGGTCTGCGTCGCCGTTGGCGGGTTCAAGGTATGATCGGATCACAAGGTATGCGGCCTCATGCAACTTGCGAGCGTTATGCTTACCGGATAAGCGCGGGTCCTTAGACTCTGCAAGCGCTAGCCCATAGTTCACGACGCCTTGGGCTTTCCCCTCGCCTTCCTCAAAGCGCTCGACTCGTGCCTTGCTAGCGACCTTTGGGTTTACGATCACTTGCCACGCCGTACGATCACCTTTAGCGTCCAGGGTGATTTCCTCGGCTGCTTCTGGGGTCATTAGACCGGCTTTGACGATACGCGCCAGGCAAACACTGAGCAGGAAACTGAGCAGGCTAAATGCCCACTGGCTAAGCTGGGCGTTAGGATCTTTGACGATCTGCGAGTCCTCCAAGCGCTTGCGCTGCGCAGCGGTGATGCCTTTGGTGGCGGGTTTCTGATTCTGGGCGGCTTTCTTCTTCGCGTTGCTCATGGTGCAACCTCCAAGTTAGGGCGGCGTCATTACCGACCATGCTTGAAGCTTCCCATAGGACTAGATCATTGTCTACAACTTTCTTCATTTCGGTGCATAATAATGCGCTTTACCGAGTAGAGGCCGCGACCAATGCGGCTGCGTTTCCGGTATGATGCGCATCGATTGCCGTTTCCGGTTTCCAGTTCGGCGGGTTTGCTATCGGTCGATCGTTGGGGTGGCTGCTCACTTGTCGCTCATGTCCGATTGATCGGTCTGGCGTCGCTAGCGTTGCGCATCTCGGGTTCGGTGGTCACGCCAGGTAAACTCGATCACAAATCTGGATCTGGGTTGGTTGCTGTGGGCGGGGGTACGGTTCCCACCAGAACTGTACCTTTTATTCGCACGAAACTTTAAAACTTTTGGGATATGCTGTTTCTTAGAACAACGTATGCTATCTCCTTACCACATGTTTCCGAAATCCCGCAAATCTGTTATTCTCGCCTTTATTGACGGGGGATTTAAGGTTACCTGCCATTCTGACAGTCTGACTTCTGGTGCTATTTTGAGATGCAGTACATGCAATGTGGGTAAGATGAAGGCGGTCCCTTGTGATCGCAGGTCGATGCTTGCTTATGCTGGTCATGACGTAGGTGATCAGGACATCATCAGAAGGAAGCGTTGTGATTGGTGTGCCACCGAGGTACTAACTGTTGAGAAGCGGGTGTGTCTTTTGACTCCTCCTAACAAAAACAGGATCAAAGAACTTGGCCGGTCATCGCAACAAGATACAGTGTGGCGTCCACGGGACTAAGTATTTCGTCTTTCAGCGCACTGGTCCGTGTATGCACCCAGATTGTGCCATAGCTCGCATTGAGTTTTGGGCAAAAAATTCTAAAAAATCAGAAAAAGTTTTCAGGCCTGTGATGGGTGAGCTTTATGACTTCGTGGTCTGGGGCATGACGGACGGTAGTCGTTATGTGCTGTATGACTGGGGCAATCGTGAAGCTTGGGAATATGCAGTAGACAAGTATCGAGACATGAAGCAATTACAGCGTGCTCGTCGAATGGCGACAGTTGAAACTGATAAACTGGTGTGGTTGAGCAATGAAAGACAGAAAACAGGGTTTGGTCATGACACGGAAAAAATGGTTCTTCCGGATGGCCACCTTTGGGTTCGTGAGTGCTCTCAATATCTAGCTGAACTGCACAATGAGTCGATGGTTGCGCATCTTTTGGGCATCATTGATTTGTTTGATCTGTCGAAATTGTGCTACTCGGGCGACATCATTGAAACAAAGCATCAAGTCTTACAGGCTAAGCTTGATCTGAAGGAATGGTTCTTTGGCAGACAATCTCAACACCATCCTCAAAACCATCAATCGGCGAGATCATAAGGATCTTAGTCAAACCGATATTAACAAAATGTTATTAGAAATCGTTGATAAAGCGATGGTTGAAGACCATGGAGCAAAAGGCCTAGAGGTTGCACTTCGGGCTGTAAGCAAACTTGCCGAAGGTCTAACTGACACCTCACTCAATGCAACAGATGAAGACATCAAAGGCAAGCTTCCAGCAGAAGTATTGCGCATCGTTGAAGGAAAGAGGAAATGAGCCGGCGTAGAAAATCTCGAAGACGACGACGATCCCCAGCCTGGCAGCGCAAAGAAGGCAAAAACCCCAAGGGTGGCCTGAACGCTAAAGGCAGAAGAAGTTACAATCGAGCAACCGGTGGTAAACTTAGGCCTCCCGCTCCTAAGCCAAAAACAAAAAAAGACGCCGCTCGCAGGCGTAGTTTCTGTGCTCGCATGAAGGGCATGAAGAAAAAACTAACCAGCGCCAAAACCAGGCGTGATCCAAACAGCAGAATCAATAAATCTCTGCGTGCTTGGAACTGCTAATGGCTCGGCGTAAACGTAAAAGAAATTATCGCCGTGAATACGACACGTATCATCGCAAACGAAAACAAAAAAAGAACCGGGCAAAACGCAATACGGCCAGGCGTCGCTCGGGTCTAAAGGTTGGCGACCCTAGAGAAGTTGACCACAAAAAACCATTGAGCAAAGGCGGTAGCAACCGCAAAAGAAACCTGCGAGTAGTGTCTCGCCGAACGAACCGTCGCAAGGGGGCTCGATAATGCAAACAGTAGAAACTGAAATTGTTCGTAATCAAACTCGCCTTGATGGCGTTGACGCTCGACTAAAAAAAATCGAAAATAAACTCGATAAGTTGATCTGGATTGTCGCCCCGGCTATGGGAGTGATGAGTGTTCTTGGCCCGTACATTACAGCAAACTTGATGAAATAATGGACTCCTCACAGATCTTACAGATGGTTGCAGACTTTGGAGCGCTAGGCTTAGCCTCTGGAGCAATCTTTTGGCTGTACCTCAAAATGAGTCAAAGGTTAGATCTTCTTACCGATAACTTCCAAAAACAACTGCGAGAGCAGATGGAAGACTGCAATCGAAGAGAAGCAGAAGTCCGTGATCGCTTTATGGATGTCGTCAATAAGTATGACCAAGAGCGCCTTCAGTGGGTAACTCGATTAGAGTCTATTGAAAAAGAACTGCAAGATACCGAAGGTCTAATCAAAGAAGGCCTGGGTGAAATGCGTAATCACTACGCAAAAATTAGCGCTGTTATAGGCAAGGAAGTCTGATGGCTACAGCGACTAAACGTGACCCTAAAAAGTGGGCACGAGCAAAAGCTAAAGCACGAAGAAAGATGGGCGGCAAACACAGCGCCCGAGCCATGCAGCTTGCCGTAAAATATTACAAAGACATGGGTGGTAAATACTCAGGTAAGAAACCCACAAGCAAAAGCAATAGTCTCAAAAAATGGGGCAAGCAAAAATGGGGCTGGTCTAAAAAAGGCGGTAAAGGGGTTTACTTGCCTAAAAAGAAAAGAGAAGCTCTAAAACGAACAGCGGCAGGGCGTAAGAGACTGGCGGCTGCGGAAAGAAAAAAAGCGGCAGCAACGCGCAGGGGCAAGCAATATTCAAGGCATGGTCTTGCAGCAGGTACATCAATGCGTCGTAAATCCAGAAAGCGGCGAACAACCAGAAGGAGGCGTAATGCCCGTAGTTAATGGTAAAAAATTTCCTTACACAAAAAAAGGTAAGGAACAGGCCAAAAAAGCAATGAAAAAAAAGAACGGCACAAAAAAACCCGCAAAAAAAGCAGGTCGTAAAGCGCCGATGAAACGAGGCAGGCGCTAAGTTGCCCAGAAAACGCAAAACAGCGTTATCTGAGTATCAAAAAGCCTATATTAAACATTGCCAGGAAGATTTTTTCTTCTTTTGTGAGCATGAACTAAAAATCGTGCTTAAGTCTGGGCTTCTGGCCCCGCTTATACCTAACGATGCGCAGAAAATTGTCCTTGAGTACATCCTCGACAAGGGGTTGAACCGCCTGGCTATACTCAAAGCCCGGCAAATGGGCATATCAACGTTTATTGCTGGCTTTTTCTTTTGGCGGACCCTGTTTGCAGAGAACACAAAGTGCATTGTGCTTGCTCATGACGCTGAAGCGGCAGCAAAACTCTTTAAAATCTACCAAACCTACTACGAAAATCTAACTGAGTGGGTCAAAGAAGAGTTTCCGCTCAAGCACTCGACCAAAAAAGAGCTAGTTTTTGCTAAACACACCGGTTTTATTACGATTGCTACGGCAAACAGCCCTGACAAGCTCCGTGGCTCGACTGTGCAGTACCTACACTGCTCCGAAGTAGCGTTCTGGGACAAACAAAAGGAAGTTTTTACGGCTGCCATGCAGGCTTTGACCGACCGAGGCTGCGCATTTGTTGAAACAACCGCTAACAGCTTCAACTACTTCTACCATTGGTGGCGTACAGAGAACGGTTACTACAAACTGTTCCTGCCTTGGTTTACTTTTCGTGATTACCAGATCATGCGTGACGAACAACACGGCATGTATACAGATCGCAAAGGCGATTACATTGAATACTCTGATCGTGAGGTAGAAACACTCGAACGCACACTAACCAACGACGAAGCAGAGTACGTCAACAAGTACAGACTTAGCCCCTCGCAAGTTAGCTGGATGAAATGGGCACTAGAAAACAAGTGCGATGGTGACTGGCGTACGTTTGACCAAGAGTACCCCGGCGCACCAAGCGATGCGTTCTTGTCGTCTGGTGATTCGTTCTTTGAAGAACAGTATGAACCTGTAGAAACTAGCGAAACAGAGTGTATTATTGAAAAACCAGTGCTTGGTTGCACCTATGTTATGGGCATTGACGTAGCGTCAGGCTCTAGCGATGGTGACTATTCGGCAGCAATGGTTATCGATGTCACATCAAAAGCTGAATACAGACCAGTAGCCTGGATCTATAAAAAATGCCCAGTTCATCAGTTCGCAAAAGAGGCAAACGCACTTGGCCGACAGTACAACAACGCATTGGCTGTAATCGAAGTGAACAATGCAGGCGTGTCTGTGCAAGAAGACTTTTATTTAGATGAGTACCCACGCCTCTACAGGCGTTATCAGTATGACAAAATGGCAGAGCGGTATGTCGAAAAGCTTGGATTTTGGACGGATGCTACTAAGCGTAACCTGATCCTTAACAGGCTGCGCAAACTTGTAAGCCATAAAAAATTAAAAGACCTACCGCCTGTGCTGACCAATGAAATGTCATCTTTTGTTTATGACAAAAACGGCAAGCCTGATCACAGCGCTGGTTGTCACTCAGATATGATCTTTGCAACAGCCCTAGCTCTTGAGGGCTTAGATCAAATTGGCGAAATGAGGATGCAGATTTTCAAGGAGTTTCACCCGCAAACGCCTGAAGATATAGTTCGTTTTGAATCAAAAACTGGATTGGCCTGGCGCACATTAGAACCGCTCGGTCAAAGTAAGTACAATGTGTCTAAGCAACCATCAGTGTTGGGAGACAACCTTGACTTTTAGCAAAAAATATTTCTAATGCTTAACTAAAGGTGGCTCGCCAGCCTACGATTGGCGTGTATTTCCGCTAAGCCAGGAGCGACATCATGGCATTTCCATCTCTTGCTGAGATTCAGAAGAAAGTAGCCGTAAAACAAGAAACGGAATCGGCACCCGCTAACGAATCAACAGCACCGGCACCTGAACCTACTGCAAACGAAACCGTAGAGGGGCAAACGACAGAAGCATCACCGGAGGCGGAAGCGCAGCCGACTCCAGAACCAACTCAGGAACAAGAAGCGCAACCTGAGTCAGGGGAAAGTGAGCCTGATCGTATTCCATACGGACGATTTAAAGACAAAGTAGATCAGGTCAACACGCTTAAAGAGACGAATGAGTTGTTACTTAAGCAACTCGAAGCTCTTAAACAGCAGCCCGGAGAAGAGATACAGCCGGAACCTGAACCGGCAGACCCGTTGCTAGAGCGGCTAGACTCATTAGATGAGTACGCTGATTCTGACATGGTGTCCGTCATGAAGGATATGGCTGCTGAGTTAAAGACGTTACGAGCGCAAGCAAGTACGTCAGAGCAAAGCGTCAATCAGATGCGTGTGCAAGAACGGGTTCAAAAAATTGAATCTGAGATTGAGCAAGTAACTGGAACCATTGGCGTGCATGATGCAAAAGCTGCAAGAATATTTATTCTTCAGAGTTTGTCTCAAGACCCAAGCCTGAAGGTCAATGATTTGGCTGACAGTTTTAAGTCATGGGAGCAACAGCAAGAAGATTTAATCTTGAAGCGACTGGGTATGAGCCGACCTGCTGAGAAAGCCCCTAAGCAGGAAAGTGAAGCACCTGACACACCTCCTCGACCTAGCCATGCTGGGTCGTCTTCACCAAAAGAGTTATCTGAACCCAAAAAAGGAATAACTCTAAAAGAACTTAGAAAAACTATTGGTGCCGGAAGGCGTCGATAACAGGAAAAGAAAATGTCTGCTAAATTAAGCACGATTAGTAAGCTCCTCAAGGAGCAGTATGAAGGCCCGATTCGCGAGCAGTTGAATCAAGAAGCCCTCATTTATCGCCTCTTTGCCGAAGGTCCGCACGAGTGGTCCGGCGACAAAGTTATTATTCCTCTTCACACCGGTCGTAACGACGGTATTGCTTATTTGACGGAAAGTACTGGTGCCCCTGGCGCATTTGTTCCTGTTCCTGAAGCTGGCAACCAAAGCTACTTAGACCTCGCAGTTGATGCGAAGTACCTGTACTCATCGTTCCAAGTCACGGGTCAGGCAGAAGCCAAGGCTCCGGGTGCTGCTGGCGGCTCAGAAGCTGCGTTTGTTGGCGCTATGTACTCTGAAATGCGTGGCATGGAAAAAGATGTGCGCAACTCGATGAACAAAGACATGTTCACGGGCCAAGGGGTTTCGGCCTTTTTGGTTGATAACCTAGCCGTGGTTGCAGGCCGCCGTGTTTCAGGTGCTAACCATCTCATTGAAAACGGTTTTTATGAGTTGTGGGAAGTCCCTGCTGACGACACCAAAGACTGGAAAATGCTTACTGACGGCGGTGCGGGTAACACTATTTTTCAAGTTACCAACATTAACACTGCTACAGGAAAGTGTGACTTAGCATCTGTTGGTGGCAATGCCCCAATTGCTACTGCTGTTGGCGCTACCGATTTGGTTGTCTTTAATCGAGTTACGGCTTTTGGTAATGCTGCTCGACCGCAGGTTAACGAAATTAACGGCCTCAACTGTTTGGCGTTCGGCGTGCGTGCTGACGATTGTTACGGAAATGCTCGTGACGCAAAAAACAACACCATTCTTCGTGGTTTTGGTTTTAAGGCCGACCATGCTGCTGATGAAGCAGGTGGTTTGAGCACCGGGCAACCGCTTACGCTTGAAGACATGCAGTTGGTTGTTGATGCGATTGCAGAGCGCTGTGAAGAAGATGTTGACACGATCATTATGCACCGCTTCACCCGTGCTCAGTATCGCAACCTTGCTCAGCAAGATATTCGTTACCTCCCCGGTGAAACGAGTGGCGACCTTGGGCATCGTCCTGGCGACCTGGCGTTTGAAGACATGCCGATCACGGTCAGCAAAGATGTGCCGTTTGGTGTCATCTACTTCTTGGTGCGTGACACCATCAACACCTACACCCTACGTCCGGGTGGGTTCCAAGAGTTCACCGATGGTGGTGACATTGTTACCCAGAAGCGTGATCAGGTAACTGGCCGTTTGACTGACGTTCGTGAAGGTTTCTGGAAGCAGTATTACAATATGGTTTCTGAGCTTCCACGCGCCATTGGCGTGATGGCTGGGATTGAATATAAGCGAGCATAATAGCTTACGCTTGATCCCGAGGCCCTCGGTGGGTAGAGTTGCAAGGGCTCTACCTGCCGGGGGCTTTTTTATGTCACTATTTTTAGAACTTTGTATTGCCGTGGCGATGTTAGCTGTGGGTTTTTATGTGGTGGCTCTAGGCTGCATTGCGATTTTAGCGCACAAAGCAAAAGTAGAGATGAGTCAGCCGACCAAAGAGCAATACCCTACATATATTTCTGGTGAGGACTTGCTGTAATGGCTCGAAAAAAAACCAAGTATTCAGATGAAGCTGGGCATATTGGCGAATTAAAATATGAAACAGAGCGCTGGCTTTACGGCGAAATACGAGTCTGGGATATATGCAGACGATTTATTGATGGCCTGCAATATGGTAGATTTAAAGATCAGCAACATGGTGGAACTTGGGTAACTGAGCCGTCTGAGCCAGGTGTTAGCCGTGTTACTGTAAACCTGCTGTTGCCAATCTACAATCGACTGCAATCCATGCTGTCAGTAACAGTGCCTTATATTGGTGTCCGACCTGCAAGCATGACTACGGCAGACATGATCAAAGCAAAGACTGATTCCGCTATGATTCAGTATCTTTGGGAAGTTTGCAAAATACCCGAAGTATTTAGGCACGCCCAGCGCTGGCAAATCGTGTGTGGCAATGTGTTTATTCACACTTATTTCGATATGGAAAAGGATCAAATTACTGCTGAGGTCGTACCACCGTATGATGTCTTTTGTCAGCGAAGCGTTGATTGCATCCATAAATCAGAGTGGTTAATCAAACGATCCTATTTATATGGCAGTGCTATTGAGCGACTGTACCCAAAAGTTGATCTTAGCGAAGTAGATACGGTTGTTACTAGGCTTGGTGATGATCGCATTAACTTTACCTACGCTACAGAAACAGCAGACGATCAGGATCGCTACGAGGTTCTTGAGTATTGGAGCCGTGAACACAACAAGCATTGCATTGTTATTGGTAATCAAATCGCTTGGGAGGCAAAGAAGTGGGATGGTAGTCAAAAGTTTCCCATCGTCCATATTAGATTTCATCAACTGCCAGGCCGCTTGCACGGCAAGGGAGCGATTGCTCCTCTTATCCAAGTACAAAAAGAATACAATGCGCAACGTTCGGCGATCATTACTAACATTCGTCGCATGGGTAATTTGCAGTGGATTATTGCTAATAATAGTGGTGTCGATACAGTCACCAATGAACCGGGTGCTGTCATTCGATATAACCCAGCTTCGATCGCTCCTAAACAACTTCCGCTAAATCCGTTGCCTGGCTATGTGCTTGACAATGTGAATCGCAGCCACAGTGAGATGTTGG